TTAGATGCTCAGCTTGTAGAAAAAATTACACCTACCAGTGTAACCAAGCAGTTACCAACTGCAGAATAATTATTATTAACAATTAAATTAAATTAAATTATGTCTAACGACGCAAAAATTACAGAAGAGCAATTAAAACAATTGCAAGGGTTCGTACAAACCTTAAACCAAGCACAAATGCGATTAGGCCAGCTTGAAACAGAAAAGCACGGGCTATTGCACCAAACCGCTGACATCCAATCACAATTACAAACGTTCCAAAAAGAACTTGAAGAAGAATACGGAAAAGTATCTGTAAACATTCAAGATGGAACTTACGTAGCAATTCCGGACGAAGATGAATCTGATAAGAAAGATTAGTATCGGGAGAGACTATAAAAATGAAGCTATGCATTACTCCGTAGGTCAAGAGGTCTACGGAGGGCATACTATTTGTGATATAGTTGAGGAAGATAATAAATACACTGTTTATATTTCTAAAGGAAAAGAAGTTTTACCTTGGAAAGATTTTAATAAGAACATGGCTGTTTCAGTCGAGTACAACCTAGAATACTAATGAAAGGTACTTTTTATTTTTTAGTTAAACCTAAAGAAGAAAGATACAATAACGTTAAAAAAATAGGTGATAAAGAATTAATATTAAACACTGAAATATTTAATCATCAATACGTAAGCAGAGAAGCTGTTGTTGTTGGTTTGCCTTCAGAGTTTAATAGCGTTATTGAATTAGATGACGAAGTTATAATACACCATAACGTATTTAGAAGATGGCACGACGCTAGGGGTAAAGAGCGTAATAGCGCTAGCTACGTTAAAGAAGGTTTGTATAAAGTTACTATAGATCAAATATACGCATATAAACGCATAGTTAATTGGAACGCTTTACCTGGCTACACTTTTGTAAAGCCTATAAGAGAAAGTTTAGGCGTGGTAGAGTATTCAGATGTATATGATAAAGGTGACGTTATAGGTTACAACCCTATTGCTGAGTATGAGTTTTTAATTAACGAAGAAAAGTTTTATAGGGTTAAAAACAATTTTATTACAATTAAATATGAACCCGAAGCAAAAGAAAAAGAATATAATAGAAGCTGGCTACAAAGCGGTTGATGAACTTATAAAAGTAGCTAAAGAAGATATAGTAGATACAGAAGAAGACGTGTCTGCAGATAGGCTTAAAAACGCTGCTGCTACTAAAAAACTAGCTATATTCGACGCTTTTGAAATATTAAATAGGATAGAGCAAGAAAAAGCTTTGCTAGAAAATAAACCGCTTGAAAATAAAAAAGAAGCGTTTAAAGGCTTTGCTGAAAAAAGAAGTAAGTAATGTATCAGCAAACATTGTATAAGGTTATAGAGCCTATTAAAATAAACAAGCTAAAGCGTTTTAATAAAGCTAAACGCTGGAAGTATGGTTATAACAAAGAAGAGGATATTGTTGTTATAAGTAAAACAGGTGTTATAGGTGAAGTTTATGAAATACAAAACCTTAAAATAGCATTACCGCCAGCTCCAACTAAATTAGTTAAAGGCGAAAACAAATGGATTAAATCTCAATACCCAAAAGAGTTAAGTAAAATAAAAACCATATTTGATTGGAAAAATTATCCTCAAGAATTTCAAGAAAAATGGGAACCATACATAGATGAAGAATTCAGAAGACGCGAAGAAGGCCATTGGTTCTATAATAAAAGCGTGGCTACTTACATTACTGGTACTAACTATATGTACTTGCAGTGGGCCAAGATTGATGTTGGGGCACCAGATTTTAGGGAAGCAAACAGACTTTTCTTTATTTTCTGGGAAGCTTGTAAAGCAGACACAAGATGCTATGGTATGTGCTACCTCAAAAACAGAAGGTCTGGGTTTAGTTTCATGGCATCGGGGGAAACTGTTAACCTTGCAACAATATCAAGCGACGCTAGATTCGGTGTATTATCAAAATCAGGGGCTGATGCTAAAAAAATGTTTACCGACAAAGTAGTACCAATATCTGTTAACTATCCGTTTTTCTTTAAACCAATACAGGATGGTATGGATCGTCCTAAAACAGAACTAGCATATAGAGTACCAGCGTCAAAACTAACAAGAAAGTCTATAGAGTCAGGGCAACAACGCGAAGAGTTGGAAGGTCTTGATACAACTATTGACTGGAAAAATACAGGTGACAACAGCTATGACGGTGAAAAGTTAAAGCTGCTAGTGCACGACGAAAGCGGTAAGTGGGAAAGACCAGATAATATTTTAAATAACTGGCGTGTCACTAAAACAACGCTTAGACTAGGTAGTCGTATTATAGGTAAGTGTATGATGGGATCAACTAGCAACTCGCTTGACAAAGGTGGTGAAAACTTTAAAAAATTATACTATGCCTCAGACGTTACAAAAAGAAACAGAAATGGACAGACTAGCTCAGGATTATATTCTCTGTTCATACCTATGGAATGGAACTACGAGGGATTCATTGATGCTTATGGAGTACCTGTATTCGACACGCCTTCCAAACCAACAGAAGGGCCTTATGGCGAGACTATAGACGTAGGTGTAATAGAACATTGGCAAAATGAAGCGGATGGTCTTAAAGATGATCAAGACGCTTTAAATGAATATTACCGTCAGTTTCCCAGAACTGAAGAACATGCTTTCAGAGACGAAACAAAAAATAGTATATTTAATTTAGTTAAAATATACGAGCAAATAGATTACAACGAAGCTATTGCTAAACCTATAAAAGGTAATTTTCAATGGGAAAATGGTATTAAAGACTCAAGAGTTTTGTTTATACCTGATAACAATAACGGTAGATTCAACTTGTCTTGGGTGCCTAAGGTAAAGTTGCAAAATAAATTTATAATAAAAGGTGGGATTAAGTACCCAGGTAATGAGCATATAGGAGCTTTTGGTTGTGACTCGTATGATATATCTGGAACTGTTGATGGTAAAGGATCTAAAGGAGCTTTACACGGTTTGACTAAATTCAGCATGGAAGATGCTCCTCCAAACACATTTTTTTTAGAATACTTAGCAAGACCTCAAACAGCTGAAATATTTTTTGAAGATGTGTTGATGGCTTTAGTGTTTTACGGAATGCCAATGCTAGCAGAAAATAACAAACCTAGATTATTATATTATTTAAAGCGAAGAGGGTACAGAGGTTATTCAATGAACAGACCTGATAAAGTTTGGAATAAACTATCCTCAGCTGAAAGAGAAATAGGTGGTATACCTAACTCTTCTGAAGACATACGGCAAGCTCACGCTGCTGCTATAGAAAGTTACATATCACAACACGTTGGTCATATTGAAGATGGCCAGTATGGTAATATAATATTTAATACAACACTTAATGATTGGGCAAAATTTGATATAAATAAACGTACAAAGTTTGATGCTGCTATTAGCTCAGGCTTAGCTATAATGGCTTGTAATAGACATTTATACACACCTAAACCTAAAAAAACTAAAACAAATATAAATTTTGGTTTTGCTAAATACGACAACAAAGGCATATCATCAAAACTTATCTAATAATGGTAAAAACACAAAAGAAATCTAGCTTTCCTAGCAATACAATTCCTGATAAGGAAAAGTCTAGTTTAGACTATGGGCTGCAAGTTGCACGCGCTATAGAATCAGAGTGGTTTAAAAAAGATAATGGTAGCTCTCGTTATTACGATACTAAAAACCGTTTCCACGAGCTAAGGCTATACGCTAGAGGCGAGCAGTCTGTTCAAAAATATAAAGATGAATTATCTATAAACGGTGATTTGTCTTATTTAAATTTAGACTGGAAACCTGTACCTATTATACCTAAGTTTGTAGATATAGTAGTGAACGGTATTAGCGAAAGATTATTTAAAGTAAAAGCTTTTTCACAAGACTTATTAGCTGCAGAGCAAAGAACTAAGTATATAGAAGATATGCTTGAAGATATGCGGTTTAAAGATTTTAAACAAAACGCAATACAGCAAGCAGGTATAAACACTTTTAAGAACGATCCTACTAATCTTCCTGAAGATGAAGAAGAGTTGTCAGTTCACATGCAGCTTAACTATAAACAATCTATAGAAATAGCTGAAGAAGAAGCTCTTGATAATGTTTTAAGTTTAAATAAATATCAGTATACTAAAAAAAGATTAGACTACGATCTTACTGTTTTAGGTATAGCGTGTGTCAAGAACAGCTTCAATACAGCTGAAGGTATTAAAATAGAATACGTTGATCCTTCTAATATAGTGTATTCTTACAGCGAGTCTCCTTATTTTGAAGACTTGTACTACGTGGGTGAAGTAAGAAGAACTACCGTAGCTGAGCTTAAAAAACAATATCCAAATCTTACTGAAGATCAGATAAAGGACATTGAAGATAAATACCAATCACCTAATTACGATAGATATAATTTTTACCCTCAAGACGAGTCGCCCT